GCGCGTGGCGACAATGACCGAATTAAAAGAAGAGTACAACCTCGATGAAGCGCTGAAATTGTATGATTTGATGATGATGGAGCGTGATATAGAATATCTGAAATCCGTATATGCCGAGAGGGAAGGACGGTGATTGAATGGCAGCGAGAGAAACGGTGATTGGAAAGTTTATCAACCAAATCGGATTTCGCATTGACCATGGCACTGTCCAGCAGGTAAAAAGCACCGTTGAAAGTGTGAAATCTGGAATAAAAACTATTCGGAGCGTCGCGGATGAAGTGAAAAAAAGCGTCAATGACAACATTGACGAGATCCAGAAAAAAGCCCAAAAGGCACGGAGCGAAACGGAAAAACTTCCTGAGTTTAAGCCGGACCAAAAGAGTACGCAAAATGCTAAAAGTGCGATAGATAAAATCAAGGATTATGCCAAGAAAACGCTTGGAGCGCTTGGCATAGGATTCTCTCTAGCACAGCTCAGGAGCTTAGCAGAAGAATTTGGCGGCATCAACGATGCGATTCGTGGTGCAACCCGCGAGTTAGGCGACCAATCGGAAATTCAGCAGAAAATTCTGAAAGGTGCGCAAGACTGTCGGGAAGAGTATGGCGCAATGGCTGGAAGCGTTACAAAGTTAATCCAGCAGAACGGCAAACTTTTCCCTGTGGACGATGCTGTGAAATTTGTTTCGCTGGTTGAAAAGCTCGAAAAGGGTGCTGGCCGGGAAGCGAACATAGACAGCACTATGGACGTTTTGACCGAGGCCATGTCCTCTGGAAAGCTGGACAAAACTGGTTTTGCGAATTTGAAGTCAAAGGCCCCGGAGGTCGTCAATGCCATCTCTTCCGCGGTGGGAGTATCGGAGGCCCAGCTTCAAAAGCTGGCAGAGAGCGGAAAACTTTCGGCCAGGCAACTGAAAGATGCTTTCTTTGCATCTGAAAGCGAGATTCAGAAGAATTTTGATGATCTGGGCTTTGGCATCACGGATGCGCTCAAGTATGTTCGGAATGAGTGGGGGCTGCTGATTGCGAATTTGGACGACACATTCGGCATTACCACTCGCATCGGAAAAGCGATTCGAGATGGAAGCGATTTTCTGATAGGGAAAGCGCAGAAATTTACATCGTGGCTCAAGAGTGTTTCAGATAAGCTGGGCGGCGTGGAACAACTGCTGAAGCTAATTACGCTTGCAGCGGCGGCACTTTTTCTCGCGACGAACGGGAACAAGGTGCTGTCGTTCCTTAGCGGGGCCGTAAAGCTGTTGAAAGGATTCAATACCCAAACGGCGCTTGCGGCCGCAAAATGGCTTCTTCTGTTCTTAGTGCTTGAAGACGTGTTCACGTTCTTACAGGGCGGAGATAGCGTCTTAGGGCGCTTCTTAAGCGATGCTGGCGTGGATGTCGATGCGCTCCGAGACAAAATTTCCGATTTCTTCTCTAATGCAAAGAAATTCGGAAAGGATACCCTTGGTGATTTAAAGCAATTTTGGAACGAGCATGGCGATAGCGTGCTTGCCGTTCTGCAATGGCTTTGGCAGGGATGCACATCTTTGGCCGCAGACCTTATATCTCTTGGCGGGCATTTCTTTGGCCTACTGGGCAGTCTCCTTACTGGATTCCAGACTAGAGATTTTACACAGTTCCTCCAAGGGTGTAAAGATTTATGGCAAGATTTCCTTGATTTGCTGAATGATGCAGGGCGAATTGTCTTCGGTGAATTGTGGGATCCGCTGGTAGATTCCATGAACAGCGCGTGGAATCTGCTGAATGGATTCTTTAGCTGGTTTGGAGACAAAATTCAGTGGGCCAAGAACCTTTGGAACGGAATCAAGGGATTTTTTGACGGAAATGACGGCGATGGGGATAGCGACGGGACGGCGAAACCAAATCCTAAGAAGAGCAATAACGGCTCTTCCAGCTCTGGCATTGGAACAGCTGTTGGAGCGCTTGCATCTGGCGGAAATGCTGTCTCAAGCAAGACCGTGATGACGGCACCTTTGGCATCCCAGACCACCAACAATAAGTCAATAAACGTGAAGCAGGAAAATAAGCAGCAGTACACATTCCAAGTCACGGAAAGAGCTGCTGCTGACCGTCTGAGCACTACGGTGCGTTCGCAGGAAACGCAGTCCACGGATGAATTGGCAAGAGCGTTGAATTATGGGAGGTGATGCGTTGTGCTGGCAAAGCAACCTGCATCCCTCGGTGGATTTGAGTTCGATGCAATCATCAAGAGGTCGGAAACGATGACCAGTGATGTGCCGGAGTATGCAACAGAGGAAGGATACTCCATCACGGATAACATCTGCCTAAAACCCCGTGAACTGGAAATAGAAGCTATTATCACCAATACTCCTGTCACATGGGCTGAACAACATGCGGCATCGTCAAGCCGCGTCGAGACGATGGTTGAGGAACTTCGTCAACTGTGGCTGAAAAAGACTCCGGTGCAGTTTACCGCGGCTGGCGACAGCTACGAGAATATGTGCATCACGAGTATTACGGCCCCTCGAACGGTTGAGGACGGCAGTAGTACCCGGTTGACCATCAAGCTGAAGCAAGCGTCTATCAACTCCACCGATATGGCAAATATCAGCGTGAAGTACATTCGCGGAGGAACATCTAAGAAAAACACGGGCGCTGGACAGAAAAGCTCATCGTCTACATCTGGTACACAGAAAGACGAAAAAGCCACAAAATCTAGCATTTTGTGTTCTGGTGCAAAAGCCATTGGCCTTTTCAAGTGAGGTGTGCAAATGGAATACTACGAGATTTCTGTTCCGGACCGCAATGATTCGGTAATGCGCGTAAACCTTGACGGCACATACTACTACCTCCGGGTTACATGGAATGCTTACGGAGAGTTTTGGATGCTGAGTACCTACGATGCAGATATGCAGATGAAAATCGGAATGGCAAAGCTCGTGCCGGGGACGATCTGGAACTTCTACTATCTCAACTCGAACGGCCCGCCGGGAATCCTTGGCGTTCAAACGGACAAGGAACGCATCGGGAGGCAGGATTTTGTTGATGCGGTGGCTCACCTATACTATCTGCCGGCTGAACAGATGGGGGTGCAGTGATGGAAAACTTTGACCGTCAGTACAGAGTACGAATCGGAAAGAACAATTCCATGGGCCGAGAACTCGGCAATCCGAATGAGTCAACGGGCAGGGCGCTTCGGTGTCAATTCTCCTGCGAAGTTGGTGACAGCTCAAGTTCCAACACCGGAAAAATTACGCTGTGGAATTTGGCAGATGAGACCCTGCGCCTACTGGAACAAGAGGACTGCTTGATTGAGCTGAGTGCAGGGTACAAGGACGACCTGCCCACGATAATGGGCGGAACGCTGACGTACTTTGAAACTGAGCAGAGCGGCGCCGATCAGCAAACCACAATAGAGTTTGTGGACAGCTTTACATCGTGCCGAGACAACACGGTAAGCCTCAGCTATTCCGGTACGGTTTCGGGAGATAAAATCGTGCGTGACGCGGCGCAGATTATGGGCTGTGAGGTTAAATTCTCAAAGTCCGCTAAGTTGATAGACTTCACGAATTTTGCGTTTGTAGGGGCAGGAAAGACCTTGATTGAAAGGGTTTGCAACCGCAGCAAAATGCGCTGGAGCTTGCAAAACGGAATTGTCCAAATCTGCGCATTGGACGAGCCGATAACGATGGCCGCTTATGTGCTGTCCGCAAGCACGGGCCTCATTGGCTCTCCGAAACCCGTCTTTGAGTCTGCATCGACGAGCGATAAAAAGAGCAGTAATGCTTCCAAGCGTAAGGCGAAAAAGGGCATCGAAGTCACCTATGCACTTAATGGTCATATCCAAGTGGACGATTATGTGAAAGTTGACTCGAAGCCGTACAAGGGCAATTATCGGGCGTCCAAAATCAAATTTACTGGCGACACAGAGGGCGACGACTGGAAATGTGTAGCGCTGTTTGTGGAGGTGAAGTGACGTGAAACAGGATTTTCTTGATGCAGTATCTTCCCTTGTTGGGCGGCTGATGGAAGATTCGATTCATACCTCTGCACCCTCCAAGGTTGGAAAGGTAGAGAATAACCATACTGCGAAGCTCACCCCTAACCTCAAGGTGACAACGGATGATGGCCGAGAAGTTCCTTACCCGGAAATATCAGGCGCCATCATTCTGATGCCCTGTGGAGCAGGTGGAACGGTCGGCTTTGCCTTTCCAGTGAAGTCGGATGACGGGTGCCTTGCTCTCTTCAACGAGGGCGGCTCAGGAACAGACCTCAAATGGGATCTCTCGAATGCGGCTTTGCTTCCGGGCCTTTACCAGTCGCCGGGTGAGCAGGT